AGGCTTGCCAAGCCGTCAGCCGCGCCCTGATTTTCATGCCCTGCGACGAAATGCCGTTATATATGAATCCCATTTTGCCTCTCCTTTCTTACGCCGGGTTGAAGCGGCCTTGCGCCCTCGAACCGGTCTGCATTAAGTTATATAGTTCCTGTGAAATCCTGCGGATATCGTCCTCAGTGCGTACAATCATCTGCTGTACGACTACCAGAGGATTCGTTCCGCTTCCGTAGTCGCCAAGACTGGCCGCGCTTTTGACATTCACACCCGCGTCGATATCAAAATCGGAAGGGATGGCGTTTTGCATGTCGTCGCTGACCTGTTCCATCGCCTTTTCAAATCCCACGCCGATACCTTCGCCCATGTTGCCGCCAAGTTCCGCAAATAACGTGGACGGCGAATGAATACCAAAGAAGTTCTTAATCTTGCTGACCACGTTGCCGAAGAAGCCGGAGATTTTACCCCACAGCCAATCCGCCACATTGCTGATGCCTTGCCACAATCCCTTGATAAGATTGCCGCCGACCTCCACGATTTGACCGATAGAACCGGTGAATCCCTTAACCAGCGCTGCTATAATCTGCGGTACGGCTTTTACGACCTCCACGATAATAGTCGGGAGGTTCTTAATCAAAGCAACGAGCAATTGCACACCTGCCATGATGATTTTGTCGATGTTTCCGACGATGGCACTTACGAGACTTGTGATAATTTTCGGTATCGCGCCCACAATCGTTGTAATAATCTGCGGCAGGTTCTGAATCAGCGACACCAGCAGTTTGATTCCCGCATCGATGAGTTGGGGAATGGAACCAAGCACGGCTGTAATCAGTCCCTGAATAATCTGCGGAATCGCTGCCACGATAGCGTCAATAATCTGCGGGAGAGCAGTGACCAGTGAGGTCAGAAGCTGAATCCCTGCATCGATAATCTGTGGAATCGCTCCGATGATAAAATCCACCAGTGCGAGAATAATTGCAGGCAAAGTCGCTATGAGTTGCGGTATCGCCGCCAGCAATCCGTCAGCCAAGCCGAGTATCAATTGAAGCGCCGCCTCCAGCAGCATGGGCAGGTTATCAATCAAACCCTGCACGATAGTCGTGATGGCGGTCACTGCCGCCGGTATCAATTGCGGGAGCGCCTGACCGATTCCTTGCACAAGCGAAGTGATAAGCTGTACCGCCGCATTTATAAGAAGCGGCAGATTATTGATAATCGCACCCACGATGGTCATTACCGCATCGACCGCCACAGGAATAAGCGTCGGTAAAAGAGTCAGGAGCATTTCCAGCACTTGTGTAAACAAACTTACACAGGTGTCCAGCAAAATGGGAAGCAAATCGCTGATGGCGCTGGAAATCGCGCCCAAAGCCTGTGGAAGTGCGGCCACGACATTTTCTATGACCGGCACGATGTTTTTCACGACGTTCTGGAACGCCTCGACCACATTGCCAATCAAAACCCCTACGTTAGCGTTTGCGTCACCAAGCCCCGACATCAGGTTCTTGATGGCAGAATTCATGCCGGCCATAGAACCGCTGATGGTTTCGGTGGCTTCCAAGGCTGTCGTTCCCGTGATGCCCATTTCCGTTTGAATGACGTGAATGGCTTCGGTCAAATCCGAGAAAGAAGAGAGGTCATACTTGATGCCGGATATCTTTTCCGCATCAACAAGCAAACGCTCCATTTCGGATTTTGTGCCGCCGTAGCCTAATTTCAGGTTATCAAGCATGGTGTAATTCTGCTTGGCAAAACCCTGATAAGCGCTTTGGATAGAAGAAATATCCGTACCCATTTTATTGGCGTTGTCAGCCATGTCGGTGATCGCCATATACGCAACCTGTGCCGCCTTCGCCGTATCACCGCCGAGGGATTGAATCAGACTTGCTGAAAATCCCGTGACGGTTTCCATGTACTCATTAGCAGACATACCGGCAGTCTTGAAAGCGTTTGTTGCATATCCCTGTACAGCTTGTGATGCGTCACCAAACAATGTATCAACACCGCCGACGAGCTGCTCGTAGTCGGCATAAGCGCTGACGACCTCTTTGCCGAGTTTGACAGCGGCGGCACCGGCCGCAACGACCACCGCGCCCATCGCGGCGCCGATGCCCTTGAGGATACCGCCCAGCTTTTCAAATTTACCGCCGGATTTTTCCGCGCTGTCACCGGCATCCTCCAGTTCATCGCCCATCTTATCGGCATCACGTCCGGCTTCTTCCATCTCGTCGCCCATTTTGTCGGCGTTTTCACCAGCTTCTTTTTCCTCACGGCCGACAGCGTCCAGCGCTTTTTCGTTCGCGTCGAGCTCGCGCTCCATGCCGTTGAGTTCAGCCTGTGCGTTATTAAGCTGGATAGCCCATGCCTGTGTACGTTTATCGTTCTCACCAAAGGAGTCGGAGGCGTTCTGAAGAGCGGACTGCAGTGTGGAAATTTTATCTTTCTGCTGGTCGATTTCTTTATTCAGCACCTGATTGCGCGATGTGAGTGCATGTATGGATTTGTCGTTTTTGTCGAACTGCGAGGATACCAGATTCATCTCCGATGCCAGCACTTTAAAACTCTGGTTAATATCGCGCAGTGCGTTCTTAAATTCCTTCTCGCCGTCAACGCCAATTTTCAGACCAAAATTGTCAGCCAAAACGCCACCTCCTTCCTTTGAAAATTTTGCTAAATCCCATCGGGAATAATCTCGTCAATGAACCACTCACGCTTGGCTTTCGCCATGCCGAGGAACTGTTTGTGGCATTCCCATAAATCCATCAGCAGACCGAGCGGCATGAGCCATGTCTCGTCCTCGGAGCGGTTCAGATGCACGGTTCCGTAATACAAAAGTCGGATGAACAACTCATCGTCGCTCATCCGACCTCCGCGTTTTTTTCGTCTACCTCCGATTCAATGTTTCGCTTGGTGCCCTTGAACATCGCCTCGGTGATGGCGCTCTTGTATGTCGCCAGTTCCAGCGGCGAGGTGAGAAGTTCCACCTCGTCCTCGGTCAGCACATCCTTCGGTTTATCCTTGTTACGAAGGTTGTAAATAAGGATGCTCTGATTTGCCAAAAGCGTGATGAGCCAAATAATCTCATCCAGCGCCATTTCAAAGTTTTCAGACTTCATCAGCTTATCGCCAAGGTTCTCCAAGCCGCCGTATCGCTTGGCGATTTCCTTTGTGGCACGAGTGATAAGCACCAACTCGAACTCCGTACCGCCGATATCGATAACGGCACTGCGCTCATTACGCTCCGCTTCGGGGATTACATTTTTTGTCTCAGCCATTTTCATCAACCTCCTTCTGTGCCGAACACCGGCTCGTATACCTGCTGATACCAATTGGTGATGGTTTCCGCTGCAACGCCCTGATCATCGGCGTTGACCTCCGCTTTCCACGGGTGATTACCCTTGCCGTCCAGCTTATTTCGGCGGGACACCGTGCCTTCAATGGTCGGCGTGGAAAAGGTGATGGAATCGCCCTTTGTCGCCAAATTGGTAGATGGCACACCGAATTTCAAACGATACAGCCAAAAGTAGCGGTACTTACCATTGGCTTTCTTGGCTCTGAAGCCAATCGCCACCGGATCGCCGCTGTCCTCACTGGCGGATATCAGCACGCCGTTTTCATCGGCGGTTGCGCCGGTCAGCTCTTCGGCCGCTTTTCTGCCGATATCATCCACGCCGAGCGTCAGCTTGCCGTTTTTGAATTCCTTGATGATTTCAGCCGCACCATCGTCGGCATAGAGCGTCGCCTCTGCAAGCTCCACGGACAATTCCGCAGAGATGGCTTTTGCCAGCATCGCAGGGGTTCCGTAGGTTTCATCACCGTTTTGGTCTTCGGTGATTTTTGCGTAATACAGTCTGTCAAGACCTATCGTCGCCATAACTCAATCCTCCTTCAATTCATATTCTTTTTGCACATCTATTGCGTAGTGGTGGTAACCGGTATCGTCTTCATGTCCGATATATCTCCGGGCAGTCACCGTGATTTCAGCAGCCAGCACCGCTTTCACAATCTGATTTTTTCGCTGCTGATAATTGTTTTTTGAAAACAACGACAGCCGGACTTCCTATGTCTCATACTGTGGCGTATCGTCGGCAAACGCCTCGAAGTTGTCATTCATCGGTGTGATGACGACATATTCATCCGGTGCCTTGCCTGAAAACACGCCGGTTTCCACAGGGATGCCCAAGCTGTCCAATATCGTGTTCAGTTCCTTTAAAATACTCATATGTTGTTAATCTCCTCCTCCAGCTTGGCTTTCATCGCCTCCACACAGGGTTTTCGGGAAGAGGAACGTGCAGGTTTCAGAAACGGCCTGGCCGGTTGGCCGTGCTTGCCGTATTCGATGACATTAGCAATCATGGCGTTGGTCGCCGTGTAATAACTGCGTTTGCCTTTCGCCTTCGTCTGTTTGCGGCGTGGCTCGTTAAAGCCGACCTTCACGTTATGAATGCCGCTCCTGTCTACCTTTGCGGAGGATACACCGAGCGAAGAGACCAGTTCGCCTGTGGATTCGGACGGAAGTATCGTGCCGCTGCCGATGACTGACTGCAGGTTGCTTTTGACCTTCGCCAGTACAACCTCGCCGCCCGCATCCAGCACCTTCGGCAAAATTTCATCTGTTTTTTCAGCCAGCTTGGAAACCTTCAGAAGAAATTCCTCCGGCATTTTTATCTCAACTTTAGCCATGTTAAAATCACCTCACAGTCCCTTCCAGCTTTTCAGCCAGAACCTCGATATACATGCCGCGTCCTTTCACATCTTCAACACTGAGTATCCGGTACCGGCCGTCTTTGCAGACGATGGACAGCGAAGTCGCGATTTCCAGCGACGGTTGTTTCCTAAAACGAAACAGAGCGGTCGCTGTTGAAAACGCCGCTCTGTTTGCCCATTTTTCGTTGCCGTGCCGATCCTCTTTGTATGCCCTGAGACTTGCGAGGATTGTATCGCCGGTGTTCATGAAACCCTCATCATCCTTTGTTGGCTCGGTGGTGAGAATTTCAATAAACGTGTTCATTTTTCCGTAGCTCATACTCACACCTTCCAATCCCGATCCAGCCGCAGAAGCATGTTGACCGTAATCCATACCTGCTGGCCTGCCTGTACAC